TGTATATAATGGCTGTTGCGCCAAATAATGTCCGAATATGGTTGCGTTGAACCAATGGTCATCCATTAGATTAACTAATGATTCTGCTACTTTGATTTCTGGTGTTTTCATATCCGCCTCCGCCTAACTGTCTATTGTACCAAAAATAAGAAGTGGGGTCAAGGACCAACGAAGCCCTAACCCCACCCCTGGATTACTTAGCCTTGTTGACTGGCTCTGAAGTAAATGTAACGCCTTTTGCTACCGCTTCAGCTAGAGCTACCTTGGCTGCTCCTGAGAAGCGCCCACGTACGCCGACTGTGATGCCCTGTGACTTTAGATATTCACGCTTTGTTGTCATTTGAATCCCCTTTCAAGAGATGTTTTATTCAGTATATCAACTATTTGCAATTTTGTAAATAGTTTCAGGAGTTTATTAAGTTGTACCGTAACCGCCAAATTTGGCCCTTACGAAAGATCTGTTTGCTCAATACGATCACTGATTAATTTAGCAATGATGTTGTGAGCTTCAATGTTCTCAGTCTCAGATCCACCCCACAAAAGCTTTTGGGCTGTGTCTAACTGATCATTCAGGTATGCGTCACTCATCTTCATCTTCGTCTTCTTCCTATTCCTCAAACATTGTGTCCACAATGTAGTCACGGTTGGTCATCCACTCAAGGACGTCTTCTTGGTGCTGTTCTGCCCCATACTCTAGAGAGAACCCGTGGCCCGCCTCTACAGCCTCACAGAGGTGCCCCCACATGTCGTCTATAGTAACGTTGTGCTTGTAGGTCTCATCCTCAAAGATGTTGTTAATTGTTGACCAGGTCCACAGCCAAACCATGGATAGGCCAAGGTCGGTGGTATCAAGAATCTTTAAACATTCGTTTAGTTTATCTTTATCGGCTGGCTTCATTACGTGCTCCAATCGCAAATGACAATTGATATGTGAGTTGATATAGTTCAACCAAGGTGTCTAGTCGTCCCGTTGCTTCAGTACGTGCCATGGAATCCATTGCCTCTTCTGATTCATCTTCAATTGCCTGTGCGTCTGAAAGTTCTTGCTCAGCAATGAGCATTAGATTTTTTAGTTCTCCGTGCATGATGTCAAGTCCCGATACTCCAGCATTGACCATACGTTGCAAATGGGTCGGTAGCCCAATATCTTCATTATTCATTAATATCCCTTTCCTTGTAGGTTGTCATTCATTATATCAGTAGCCACTGACAACAAATGTCCCACAGCGTCAGTTGCTCCTTCAAAGTAATCATCTGAAGGGTCATATTCATCATCATTCAAAGGCTCATTATTTCTAGCCTTTTCCCAATCTTGTTCTAAACTAATCATATGTATCTTCATATACTCTATAAACTTACTAGATTTAGTTAGCATTATCAAAGTACCCTTCTGCCCATAGGCCTTGTAAGAAACTGACTGCCATTTCCAAATCAGTTCTAAGTTCTGTCTTATCCATTAAATCGGACGGGGTGCGAAGATAGAATAACTTACTATCATGTATAGCATTAATCATTTTATTTAGATCGGATTCAGTATAACCTAACATAGGTATCCCTCATCTCCTTCTTTTAGTTCATAGAACTTATTAAACTCATCATAGATAAACTTATCTCCTGACATCTCAGCAAATTGTTTATCCGCATAGTACTGGCCCTCATCTAGATTATTATTAATCCAGTCTTCTAGTAATTGTTCTGCTATCTCTTGATATACAGCGTCAATTACCATTTGGTTTACATCTTCCAAGAAACTAGCCATTATGCCTCCACCTTTCGATAGTCGGGTACTTTAGTTTCTAAGTATACCTTATGGGTCTGACATTCTTTAACTGCCTCTAAGTCTGCCTCACCTAACCAATTACAAGATGAACATATCTCTCCACAATCTGATTCACAGTATTCCATTGTGTCTGTTGCATCACAATCACGGCACATAGAATCATATTCTAGATTCTCTTTAACTTCACCACGGACAATCTCATATTCTCCACCCCAACCTGTTTCTTCCTCAAACTCTAATGTGAGTAATGAGTTAGGAACAAGATTACTTAGTTTAGTTAAGATAGTTACAGCAGGTGACCAAGCAGTATTATATTTATATACCAACCAGTTATCATCACCTTCTGATTTATGTTCAATTAGTTCTGTATCAGGATACTCGTCACTGTCTGATACTGCTACATCCCATTTGGTTCCCCATTTAGAAGTGTTCCAGTTATACCAGTCTTTCTGAGTTTTAGCATGAGCAATTTCTTTAGCAAACCAATCAGGAGCATTTGTATCTGTTCCTAATCGTGAAGGCTGCTGAACATATTCTTCCATTGTGATACCGTCTTCTAATGGAGAGTGGATATTCCAAAAGGCAAAAACAGGAGCGGAATAAATAGACTCAGATACTTCCATTTCACCAGTCTTCATATTCCAACTATCATGTAATACCTTGTATGGTTGATTTAATTTATCCTTGATAAAATCTATCTCAGACTTTGGTCCTTGTATAGTTAATGTGTTATACACCCAATTTGGCATATTATATCCTTTCGTTGATATATGCTAATTATACATCCGACCACTGACATTTGTATAGGGGCATATCGTGTGATACACACCACATCCCCAAGCTTTGTGGTCAAGATCACAGATTTTCAGGAGATTTCCTATTGACCTCGTAAAAGAGATATGATACCCTCAATTCTTTTGTGGGCAAAAAATCCCCCCCAGATCAAGCTGGGGGGGTTAATGAATATGGCTGCTGATTTCCAACGAAAGAAATAAACCGCTTTACTTAGCGCCTGGCCCGCAGACTAGTTAGACGCACCACTTCATTTCTGTATTAAAACCAGGACCAAGGTCCTAGATTAATTATACCATACTTAGTTGACTACAATACTTAGCAACAAATGCCTCAAGGCTTATGCTAAATACTACAGTCTGAAGGTCTTCTTCCATGAGAGTAAACGTTTGTTCTTTCCAATTGATAATAGGCACCTTGTGCTCATTATCTGCTAATTCATTTACGGTAATGCCCCAACCTGTTTCGCTGGACCATTCGTCTCCAACTAATTGGCTAATGCATATACGTGTAGCATATGACTCATCTTGCCACCTTGGATGTGCAACCTGTACAGCGTCCGCTAATTGTTCTAACATGCGATGTCCAGCCCAGTGGCCGTATAAAAATACTGTATTGTCTTTACGGTCTTTAAAACCAAAGTTTGCTCTGTCGCCCATTTTATTCCGCCTTTGTTAGTAGTTGATTCTGCTCGTAGTTAAGCAATTGTACCATTTCTTGGGCCCAGTCCACAAGGGGCTCTCCCTGTGAATTCTTGTGGTGTCCGCAGAAATAAAGATACATCTCATCTTTCTTTGCTTCCCACATAGCCTGAGCTGCACACTGATCACACTTAAGCCATTCAGCCATCATAAGTTTCCACCTTCGATCATCTCAGAAAGACGGTCAAGAATCCAAGAGTCGATATCAGCAATGTCAATCTCTGCTAACTTCTCCATAATTTCTTCACGAGCAAATTTATACCCGTCTTCAAAACCATCTTTGTAATCTGACATTATTTCTCCTTGTATCCTGTCGCTTCCCTGTCTGACCAGTATGATTCTTTTAAATTGTACTTGTCACGAATGCGACTTACTTTCTCAATACTACCAGTTCCAATGTTGAAAGTCAACGGTGGCATAAACTCAGGGTCGAGTCCAGTAATTTGTGCATCCCAATAAGCCATCTCTAAAGATAGCCTATCGGGAGCGGTGAGTTCAAAGTACATTAGTTCTCACGAACATTCGTTACTTCTTGGTCGACTACTTCAATGTTGCCGTGATTTGTATCAACGGTTAGGTTGTCGTAGATTTCTTGTTCTACATCTGTTTCGTAGTCTTCAAGTAAATCTAATTCCATTGTTCCGCTAACTTCAATTGTTGCAGACCACTCAACTGTTCTAGTCAAAGCAATGTCAAGCGCTTCAGCAATTGCACGAAGTGTTTCTTGGTCTTCTGACTCAGCATATGCTTCAGTGATAATATCTTTGACGGTGTCAATCTTAGATAAATACATATTGGCTTGCTTCTGTGATTGACGGCCATTGTGCAAGTCCCATTCAATAGATGCAACTTTATCTGTTTGATATTCTGCATCTGAATAACCACGGATTACTTTGTAGGTAACCAATAGGTTGGCGTTATATGTATCGGGAACTGTTACTGCAGGTGTTTCTGTTGTTTCCATTTTTTCCTCTTCCGTTGGTAGGGGTGAATCTGTATAAGGTATTGTAGCATCTTCCACTGACACCAAGGTGCAATTGGAGTTACACGGGCATGTGAGAATAGTCACACCATTTGCCCATCCATATCCATCTTTAAGTGTATATTCAATTAATGCGTCACAGTCTCCCGTGCACACCCAGGTGTACTTCTGATACTTTGTCATGTGAGTATTATAGCGGACCCCACTGACATATACAATAGAATTCCAGGGATTTTTTTATATCTTCGTATGATACTCATCACACCCTCAATACTGCGGGCGATTTGCGATCTGTAACGGACTTGAACCGTCGACCTCTACCGTGACAGGGTAGCGCTCTAACCAACTGAGCTAACAGACCAAGAAAAATTGTGAGCAGTTTTTATTCATACTCAGGAATTTTTTATTTAGAAAGCAGAAACCAATTTCTTGATTTTGTTTTTCTCAGCAGTTAGAACAGGGTCAAATCCTGATGCACCTGCCATAAGAGTTTCACCATTGCCACGACCTGAACGATAGTAATCGAGGCGCTCAGTTAGTGCATTGAACGCACCCCACTTTGTTCCCTTGATGTTAGCGTTAGTTGGCGAGTTATGATAAAGGTCATCAAGGAGAACAACTTTGTTTTCCCATTTCTTGATTGCACCCTTAGCATCTTTTTCTGGCTTTGGATAAATTGTCTGAATCAACTTTGAGAATTCAGCATCGGTGATTGCTTGATTGAAAAGTGCTTGCGCCTCAATTTCAAACTCATCGAAATAACCAAGAGCCATTCCAAGAGTCTCACGAGCAACTTGAATTCGTCCCTCAACAGATTGAGTGTGGCGAATCTTGAAAGATTGCTTTGCATTACGCATTGCAAGATTCAAAGTATTTTGGCATACAACACGAACAGGGGTAACCGCTGCTTGAACAGCAACAGAACCGTCATGAGATGTCCATACAATTAGATAGAGTTTAGTCTCATCGTTAGCGCCTTGTGGGTCAAGCACCATTGTGCGAGGAATGTCCACAGTACCGAAAACGACTTTACCCTTTTTGAGTGAGCCAGCAGATTCCCAACGGCAATCAGCATTAGCATCATGAATTGCATCAGCGAATGCAAATAATTCTTCATTCTGCACAGGCTTGTAACGCTTACCGACAGTTGCGAGAACATCTACGCCCTTATTGAATGGGTTATCACGAATGACAAGAGATGCGGTAGAAACATCATTCCAAGATTCTGGAATGTGCTCAGTGATTGGAGATAGACGAACATTCCAATTTGCTAACTTTGCCTCTTCAAGCATTGTAGCGGTTGTAACTTCCTCATCTTGTGTAAAGATTCGGTTAGCGAGATTGTGCCAAGCAGGAGCACCACGAAGAGCAAAAGCAACTTCGCCATTTTCCATTTCTAGATTATGAGCCATTTTTATTTCCTTTCGTTTGATTAGTCATAAGTATAACATCTGCCACTGACATTGTCTAGGTTAGTTAGTCATTTGTCCCAATTGCGTCGTGTGATCATTCTCACAAACTTTCAGGGTTATCCACAGGTTGTCGTAACGTTGTGGATAACCCCTCAAAAGCGGGGGCGGAGCTGAGGATTAAATCCCCACCTCTACCTTTTTAGCATTGCTAATTAGATTTTTATTAAATTCAACTGTACTCTCATCAAGAAACATTGCAGTTGTTTTCTTTTTCTTTACGTTATCAAAAACATAAGCGTTAATCTTTCCGCTAAAGTTTCTGATGTTGCTGAATACTAATTCAGTTAAATATTCTTTATCAACACCTTGATCTGAATAAATCGTGATGTCATTTGATTTGTTTGCGTCGTAGATTTCTACTCTGAAACGATTTGCCATTGTATTACCTTTGTTAGTAGTTTCCCGAAGGAGAGCAGTTTGGCAACTTACTCAGGTTGTTCGCAATTTATCGTTATGCGAGAACGATTTTATTTAGAGATACTTAGCAATCTGCTTCATTGTGGAAGCATTTACTGTTTCCTCATCTGTCATTTTGAGAATTGTGAGAGCATTGGAAATGTCCTCTTTCATCTCACGATAACTGTGCTGATGGATAACATCATAGTCCTTTTCAGGTTCAGTAGGGAAAGTTCCCTCTTTTGTAATGATGTCAAAATCAACATTGAGAGTGTTGTTCCAGTTGCGATAGTTTGTGCGAAGGTTCTCAGCCTTTGAGAAGTTGGCAATAGCCCACTTTCCAATTTCCTTTTTCCACGCTTCGTGTGCCTTTTTATACTTTGCTTCGTTTGCTTCTTGTGAAGCATAGTCTTTTTCTAGCGTTGCTAGACGAGTTTCTAGTGCCTTGATTACTTTGGTAGTTGCTACCTTTACTGTTATTGCTCTAGTCATTTGTTGCCTTTCGTTGGTTGGTTTTTGTTATGGATAGTATAGCAGGGGGGTCTGACAACCCCCCTGCCCTAGACTATGCGCCTAGTAGTGTCTTAGCGGATACTGAAGTCCAACGAGTTTCTTTCGTTGGCATTTCCAATAGCACACGCACCGAGCCAGATGCCTGTGGGTGGATTTCCTTAATCACACCAGTTTTCTTTGACTTTAGCGTGGTGAATAAATCCCCCACTTGATACAGATGATTATCTATTGTCATTTTTTGCCTCTTTTCTTTGTTAGGGTTGTAGTATAGCATTGGGGTCTGACATTCGTCTAGCCCTATCTCAGTATTTGAGAAAGTTATTGTGTGATGCTAATCACTTTCAGGTAGCCACGCTTCTAAGTGGTGCTGTTCGATGATAGCCCAAGCGGGTGCGTGTGTCTTGCCTTTATACGATACGCCTTCAGGCATTTCGATGGCTCGATCAAAATCTTCTTCATAGTATGCGTCAATAGCCTCGATGCAAGGCTCGACCATAGAAAGTGGAACGGGCGGGTAATGATTACCTTGTAAGTGATAGCCAAGTGCTACTTCTAAATCTAATTCTTCAGATAGACTTACTGCTGTTGTGTATCCCATTAGTTATTCTCCTTAATAGTTACTTCAGCCCAAGTGTTATTTTCATTTGCAATTTGTAATACCTTAGACTCAGCAAGTGCGTGTAATGTTGCTTCCTTGCACATACGCAATACATCTACTTCAGGAAGTGCAAGTAGCGCAGGTAGCAAGTTGGCAGGAATTTTATCAAGGTCAATAGTAGCCTCGAAAGTTACTGTGTGTGGAACGGTCATTAGATTAGACATAGATTACCTTTCGTTGTTGGATAGTAGTATTATAGCCTATTGTACTGACATTACCTAATTCATTCTCGGCGTGTCGCAGCTTTTGTGATTAATCTCACAATTCCAGGGGTTGTGGATAACTCTCGTAAGCCTGTGGATAACCCCCTACATATAGGGGCCGAGCTGACAATTGTCAACTCGACACACCGTTACTTGCTCCAACGATTAGGCAAATCTTCTTTACCGTCATTATCATTATCAAATTTTGCACCATTCCACATGTAGACGGCTAGCACAATTGGTGAGCACAAGAATGCAATTAATATAATTCCGATCAAGGATCCAATAACATCATACATTATTTTTTACTCGCAGAAAATCTTATATCTGCTTTACCATAAACACACAGGCCACAAGATACACAAGCGGACCCATTGCTAGAGATAAGTGGAATTGATTTCATATTCTCAGGGCACTTAGCACCAGGCTTGCCAGTCAATTCTTTCATTGTGTCTTCGGTTGCAGCGAATGTCTTTCCCAAATAGGCCAGGCGGACCTTAGAATTAGTTTTCAAATCGAATGCTATTTCTTTATTGTCGTCATCCGTGGAATAATACAGTGAAAGATTAGTAACATCCTTGAGAATAAGCGCTGCAGACTTTACTCGTGTGTATACCCAAAATTGAATATCGGAATGGTTTTCGATAACAGATTTCCAGGCATAGGTATAAGTATCATTGAAGAAGTCACCGTCCCAGTGGATACGGAATAACTTAGGCGCATTCTTCTTATCACAATCAGCAACAAAATCAACAATCATCTCTTCTAGAAGGCGCACCATTGTGTCATTGTCTGCATTGCGTAACAATTCCCAATTGTGTAATAGATTAGTTTTTACTCCTGGGAATAATTTTTCAAGTTTTCCTGCGTAGCAAACACTCTCACAAATACTAGTGGCACCAGGGCATGAATAATTCTTTCCTGCAGGTAATCCGAACGTGTTCGCAATTGCGGCTTGCTTTCCATTTTTTGTGACAAGATTAGCCACCTTTCTATCATTAGAGCGTTTTAGTTTCATTGGAGCCCAATCGTTGGTTGAATGGCAAGTATAGCAGAATGGACCGACATTTACTAATCCTGGCCCAGCTTTCCAGGGTGATTTTGATCACAGTCTTAACGACACGCCCGACCCCGTGCCTTTGCGGGCCAGCTGGCTAATTGTCAAGTTTATTTTTATGTTTTATTTTGCGTGTGTATTTTTTTTTATTGCGAACAGGTTGCGCCGCATTACTGCGGCGCAATTCCTGAATTCGTTTTACTTTATCTTGAAGTGAAGTTAGGAACATTATACCCACTCGCTTCGTGAAATCGTTTTACATCAAATCGCTCATTATCTTTCGCAAACATTTCTGCGAAATCGTGAACCATTTTAGAAAAAACAGCGGGGTGAATTTTATTGCTCGCATACTTTAGAATTTCTGCGGTTGCGACATAATCTTTACGGGTCATCATTTTACTACGACCCTTCTGCCTTCACGATAAAATAATTTCGTGTAGCATTTTCCGCTAGGTGTGTAAAGATTTACAGTTGAGTATTCATCAGCAAATCCCCAGTCAATGAATTTAGCAAACTCGGTGTGTGCTTCTAATTCATCTGAGTATTCTTTTATAAAGTGTAGCGGTTCGCTATCATTAGCAACAGTTATTTTATACATTAGTTTCCCTTTCGTTAGTTACGCATTTACATTGTGTTACAAGTATTGTATCAGTTTCCACTGACACAATGGCAAGAGTGTCGCAATTAGAACAAATCCACATTCCAGCAATATCGCTCATTCGTTTTCTCCATTCATAAATAAAGAGCCGTCAAACGCACCTTCATTGACTAGACCTAATTCAATGTTGAATAATTCATCGGGTGTTGCTTCGGATAAATCTACCCAGCCAGCACCTTCGTTATCCATTCGGAAAATTTCAATGTATCCCATTAGTTTTCACACTCACATTCATTTGAGTAATCAAATTCGCAAAAGTAGCAACCTTGTTGCTCGCCGTGCGCCTTACAGACATAAATAAATTGTTGTTCATCACAACATATTTTTATTTCATCTTTGATAAAATAAAATTCGTTTTCGTCAAGATAATCTTTAGTTATCATTTATTTACCGCCAAACTGCGATAAGTATAACCGCCAGTATTTTTTCTAATTTGGACACGATACGCTTCTGCGCCTTCATACCAAATTGCTTGCGGGTGAATTTCCGCTGAGATGATTTCTCCAGTTACGGAATTTGAGCGATAAGTTTTTCCGATTAGTAAATCGGTTACATTGTAAACATTTGCTGACATTACTTTCCTTCTTTCGTTGTTGTTGATACGGACATTGTAGCAGATAGCACTGACAAGGCTTCTGTCTTGCTTGCTTGACGGGTGGCGATAACATGCGCCTTGAATTCGTCTAGGTTCATTTCTGACCTTCTTTCGTTGTTGTTATAGTAGACATTATACACGAACCCACTGACATAAGATAATTACTAGCCAGTAAGTCCACATAGTAAGACGCTCAACCTATGTGATACTAATCACAAGGGTTATCCACGACACGCCCGAAGTTATCCACAAATTTTCAGGGGTTATCCACAACACCCGTAACGACACGCCCGACCCCGTGCCTTTGCGGGCCAGCTTGACATTGTCAAGCCGACACGCCGTTATTCTTCTTCTAATTCGGCTAAATAATCTTCGTGTTCTATCAGTCCGATACTAAACGCAATAGGATCGCAACACTCCAGTATCTCGGCGGGTGTAAAAGTTGAGTAACCGATTTTTACGCTAGGATAAACATCATTTAGCAAATCTATAAAACTATCTTTGATATCTAAATCTTTCTCAAATTGTGACTTAGTCATTTAGTCCCCCATTTTTTATGTCTTTGATTACGGCGATTAGTAGCGGGATAGTTACGCCCGCTAGTAGTAATTGGACGGCGGTAGTTAGTAGGCGATTAGTAGTCATTTACGATTACCCCATTTCCTATAAGCCTTATACGCTACTACCGCTAGGGTAGTAAGAATAATAGTGTGCCAAGGTAAGTAGATAGCCCCCAAGAAACTATCAAACTCTAATCCGTATTCGTTAGATATAACTAACTCAAATCCGTTTATACTCATTATTAGTTATCCCAACTTAGTGCGAATACTTTTGCTAGTTCCTCATCATCAACATCATCAAAATCATCAACGGGAGGTTGTTCCTCATCTACCTCATCAAGGTAGGCGTATGCGTCCGATATATCGGATTGTATTGACTCATATTTATTTATAGAGTTAGTATTGTAAGAGTATGCGTATGACATTAGATAGACCCTTCATTAGTTAGATACATACCTAGCGGTATGGTTATGAACGCTAGGGTGGAGATTATTAGTAGAAAGGTTAGCATTAGTTCTGTGTTACCTTTCGCATATGTGCTACAACATTTTTAGAAACCTTTTGTAGTTCGGTTACTGTCTTATTCATCTCGTCTGCGCTAGTAGCAGTAAAGTCAACGCCTAGTAGTTGAGCGCCGTCCCATAGTGAGTATGTGATTGTCATTTTATTTTCTATCCTTTTCGTTAGTTGGTATATTGGAATTGTAGCCTAGTGGGCTGACATTATCAAGCCGACACGCCGTAGCGTGAGCCTTATGCGGTGTGAGTTACCTCACACACGCACTCGATACAATAGCAAGCCTTGCTAGAGAGTAGGTCACGCAATAGAGCCTTGCGTGTATAGGCATTGAGTCCATATGAGGACTTGACTCCACCATTGTGAAAGTCGTGCACGATTGTGCTATATAGTGTTTCTGTTAGTTGAGTCATTGTCTGACTCCTTTCTTTAGCAAGTGTTTCTTGCTTTCCTTATATCTTTAGTCTAGCAGGGGGGACTGACATTTACCCCATTATTCTCGGGCGTGTCTAAATAAATCTTAGAATAATCGTGTGATCTCCACCACAATCACGCTCATTATGGGCGGTCTATCCATTTTGTCCGATTTTGATTTATATGTGTATCGTGCAAATTAAAAATTTATTAACATTTTCTGAAATCTGAACTGCTGGTCAACTAAAAATAAATGGTAAAATTATAATATGAAAAATTATTTAACTGAGGATAATCGTGTCTGGGAAGTAGAAAATTTTCTTTCTGAAGAAGAGCTATTAAGATTTGATGATCATATAAAGCAAACAGAGTGGGTGACTCAGGATAGATGGGTAAATCCTACGTACTTTAATAACACCTCTGTGTTTCCAGATATCAAATTTATAGAAAATAGAGCTATGAAATTAACTGATTATAAATATATATGGGGCGGTCTTGGCATCATAATGAGAATCCAGCCTGGAATGGAACTAAATCCACATATTGATGATTACAATAATCCTTCATTTGCAAAAAATGATTGTCTTTCAGCTACCATTTATTTAAACGATGATTTTGAAGGAGGAGAGCTGTACTATTCAAATTTAAATATCGAATATAAACCCAAGCGTGGTTCCATAGTTTTTCATCCAGGATTTGAAGATCTTTATATGCATGGCGTAAAAGAAGTTATTGGTTCAAGCAGACATGCATTAGGATTAGTTGGAAAAAGCTTGACATGGAAAAAACAAATAGTATAATTTTTGTAGGGGGGTCGGGGGGTCAGTAAATCAATAATATTTAAATATATTATATATAAGACCTAAGACCTAAGATCAAGTGATAATTGGAATGGTACAATAAAGTATGAAAACTGTACACCTTATTGGTGATTGTCATTCAACTAGAATCTGGGAACACTGGAATCCTAAAACATGTCCCGTAGACTTTAAAGTATGGGGTGTAGCTGGAATGACAGCTTACGCATTTGATCCAGTAAAATTTGAAGAAGAAAAATATGAATCCAGCGGCATAGAAAGCCAAAGCGAATACCTTGATATGCCAAGAGAGCACTGGGTAAGACCATTTAGCGAATTTAAAAATCCAGACCTGGTACTAGTTTGGCTAGGATATGTAGATATTAGACAATGGCTTCCAAGGCATAATAATACTGAAGAAGTTGTTATAAAGTATCTTGATCGTATACGTGAATATTATAAGGATTCTGTTATACAGTTTATTGAACCCCTCCCTCAATTCACTGAAATGCTTTTAAAGTACGAGGGCATATCTCCAAGCTACACATACGAAGAAAGACAAAGCATTAACAAAATTTTTATAGACACTCTAAATAAATATGTTAT